AGGAAGTAAGTTTGATCAACTAGATAATGAATATCGTTTACTCAAAGATGAATACCTTGATAAATTTCTTAAAGAAGATCTTAATACGATTACACAAAGAAACCTAAATAGATTGTCCGAAAAATACAATATCGATTTAAAGGCATTAAAAGAAAACCCCGATAGTATAAAAGATATAAAAAATCAACTTGATACTATGTGGTTTAATGCTTTTAAAGAAACTGGTATGGCTGGCAAAAAGTATAGGGAAGTTTATTGGGGTAAGTATAAAAATGATTTTTCTACACTATTGAATGATGGTGGCATAAATGGTAGAGATTTTTATATGGCATTATCTAAAGCGTTAGGTGGTGCAAAACAAGCATCAGAACATCTTAATGAGTATGGAATTAAAGGCATTACTTATATTGGAGCGCAAGATGGACGATGCTATGTAGTATTCGATGATAAGGCAATCAAAGTAATTGAAAAGTACAATCAATCCATCAACGGTATGACGCAAATTAATAGTCCTACTGACCGCCTTATTCAAATCTTCAAAACGGCTGACCGGTCAACATTCCTACATGAAATGGGACACGTATTTTTTGATGATATTAAGAACCTAGCTGAAATGGAAAACGCTCCAGAGCAACTTGTAACGGATTGGAACAAGTTGAAAGAGTGGTCTGAATGGGATGATACAGAAGGCGCTGATAATACTAAAGCACATGAAAAGTTTGCTCGTGGATGGGAAGCCTATTTACGTGAAGGTAAAGCACCTACTAAAGGATTGCAACGTGTATTCCGAATGTTCTCTAAATGGCTAACTCGTATTTATCGTGCGGTGACACGACTAGGTGGATTACCACTAAAGGAAATCCAAGATATCATGGCACGTATGATCGCTACCCAAGAAGATATTGATGCTTACACAAAAGAACAAGCACTTGAACAATTTGAATCTAGCAAGTTATTTAAACAGCTCGATGAAGCTGAACAAGCAAAGGTTCAAGGCTATATTGCCGACGTCGGGGAAATGGCAAAAGAACGTGTCATGAATCGTTATATGAAAGAATTAGAAAGCCGCCCAATCAAAGAATGGAATGATGAAAAAGATTCCGTTCAAGCTGATATTGAAAAGCGTTTAATGGAGCAATACCCAATCTATAAAGACCATCAACGTTATAATGCGTTCGGTAAAAATGCATTAGCCAATACTCGATACGGCACACTTAAAGAATTAGAAGCTGCTGAACGTGAGCAAACAGGATTTACATTTAATGAAGCTGTTAATCAAGCTATGGAATCTGCAGAGCAAACATTCATAGAGGATAACCATATTGGTAAATCTAATATTGAAATCGCTGAGGAATGGCTATTATCTTCAGACGGCCAAATGAAATTGACTGAAGAGGAAGCCAAGATTATTAAATCACAAACCAATCGGGACCTTGCGAAAAACTGGGAATTACTCGATAAGTTAAATCGACTTGACGCTAATTCAGAAACAATTGAATCTGAGTTAGAAATAATCGAAAAAGAGTTAACAAAAGAGCAAAAACTTCGTAAAGAAAAAGTAAAGGTTGATAAAGAGCTTGGATCTGTTTCTAAAGAGTTGGATAAAGCTAATGATGAAATTGAGCGACTAAAAGAACAACAAAAAGAATTACAGGAACAAGCAAGTAAAAATAAAGCTGAACTTAAAGATGAGAAGAATGAGTTAAGTAAACGTCTGACAATTGTTACGAATCGACTTGATAGGATAATCGAACAAAAAGAGCGATTAGAAGAGCGTATGCTAATAAGATTAGATAATCAGTCATTAAGTTCACAAGAACGTATAGAACAGTTAAAAGATTTACTGCAAGAACGCATTAATAATGTACGTGCTATTCGTGATAGTGGCCTAGGTTTGATAAGTGATTATATGAATCGTGCTAGACAGGAATTAGGCGATTTGACCTTATCCCAAGCTAGCCAATATAAGAAGTATCAAAACCAAGCTATTCGTGAAGGTAAGCGTGCTGATAGGGCATTGGCAGTCAATAAACTGGAAGAGACACTACAAGCTAAACAGTTACAACTTTTGAATCAAGCGAGGGCTCGTGTTGCGTTTGACAATGCACTCCGTATTAAGAAGTTGCGAACCAAGCTGCTTGATAATCTCAACAGAATGACACGTCCTAAAAATCCTATCACTATTGAGCCTAATATGAGATATTTTTATGCTCACATGGCATATCAAATGGGGTTAACTAAGTATGACGGACTTGAACCAGTAGACGGTTTTAATATGAATGCCGTTATTAATGCATTAGATCCTGATGCGGATATTCTAGGTGACCAAAGCATTACATTCCTTGACCCATGGATTGTGCAGCTATTCTACAGCAAAACACCTATGTCATTTAAAAACCTTACAGTGAGTCAGTTGAATACACTCGAAGAATTAATGACAGGCATGTATAAGAACGGCCGCAATGCTTATGAAGGCTCGACTATCCTTAATGATAAAGGTGAATCGATTACATTTGATGATGCAGTAGATGGCATATTAACGGAAGCAATCGATACCTTTGGTAAAGTTAATGGGAATGTATTTAACATACAAAACAATCAAACTGGTTTGGAAGCCGTTGCAGGTATGATTAATAAAGGCAATCTATCATTACTCAAAGTTGAAACATTCTTACGCCGATTAGGGCCTAATGCGGTGAAATACATTTATGATCCAATTAGTCGAGCAACGCAAGAATTTAATGAACGCAAGGAAATATCCATGCGGCGATTAGCTAAAGATGTATCCTCTGTATATGGCAAACGTGAATTATTCAACATCAGAAATAAGCATATGTACGATGTTGGGGAATTGCGGAATCTAACCAAAGAACAGGTCATTGCATTAGCATTGAACTGGGGGACAGAACGTAACCGACAACGGGCAATGGAAACGGCCAAGGTAACTGAAGTTGAAATGGAAAAAGCCTTTCAAGAAATCCTTACTGATAAAGATTGGGAATTCATTATTCGAACATGGGACCACATTAACTCCTTCTTTACTGAACGTAGCAAAGTCCAAGAGGAACTTTATGGTAATCCATTGAAGAAGGAAGAAGGTATCACATTTACCATTGGTGGTAGAACTATCGTTGGGCAGTATTACCCAATTGTATATAATCCGGAAGTCAATGCGAGCATATCTGATAAGGAAGTAGAAGATATCGCAAAAACTATGGTTAGCAGTAATGCTATATTGGGAACTGGCATGAGCGCTACTAAAAGCCGTTTAGATGTAGTTAAGGATAAATCTTTATTGCTTGATTTTGACGTTATTCCGAATGCTATTACCGAATCAATCAATCATATAACTATGCGTAAAGCTGTGACGGATGTGAATCGGTTATTAGCCAATAGAGAGTTTCAAAACTATATTGTTGAGAAATTTGGAATGAATTCCTATCAATTCTTACGGACTTGGGTTCGTGATAATTGGAAGGATGAAGCGGCTAAGCTTGATGCATTTGGTAAGATTGTAACGACACTAAAACGGAATACATCAATGGCCATTATGGCTGGCCGTGTATCAGTTGCTATTCAAAATACTTTAAATATTCCTGTTGCCGTATATCGTATTGGTGCCGGTAATGTACTTCAAGCTATTAATCATGCAGGGGTAGGGTTCTATGGCCACGGCACAGAAACCTATAATAATACTCGTGATTTTGTGTTAGAGCAATCAATATTCATGCGTGAACGTATTCAAACTTTGGATAAAGACCTCAAGAAAGGATTAACTATCCAAGGAAAGGGGCTCCGCATTAATGACAAGAATATCGGCGGGTACAAGTTTGAAAAAGGCGCTGAAATCCGTGACGAAATTAATAACATGGGATTCCGGTTGCTCACAGAAACAGACTTTGCATTATCTATCCCAGTATGGAAGTTTGCT